GATGAAGTGCCTGTAGCTTTTCAAGGATAGTTTCCTTTGCTTCTTTGGTAATAGGATCAGGAAGTTTCTCTAAAACAGATGTAGGCTCTAGCTTTTGATTAGGTTTAGTGGGAGTTTTCGCTACACCTGTTTTTGGTGGTGGTGTCTTTGTTAAAGAGTTACCATCATCATCATCGTTAGCTAGTCCGTAGACAGAAAGTAATCCATATCTACGAGCATAGGTTTGTGCTTCCCCTGCTGCTTGATGAACATTTTTTACATTTGCAGGAATTTTTGGAACAGGAAACTTACTGACTAAAGGTTCATCTCCAGAAATGTGCATCAATTTTGTAATGACTATTGTGATAACTTCCCCTTCTGGAGTAATTACATAATCATTTAATTGTGTATGACAAAGACCAAACTCTGTAGCTGGTTGAATAGCTAACAATGCTTGACCCAATGTAGTGTATTTGCTTTTGAAAAAAGGATTAGTTCCATCCTTTCCAGCAGCATGATGCTCTTTTTGAAAAGCATTAAGTGCTTCGATCAATGTCGAAGGCTGTTTAGTGGTCATGAGTAATTGTTTACTTGATAATTATATTACACATATATCATGTTTACTGCAAGGCAGCTTGTAACAATGTGTTGAATTGTTCTGGAGTCAAGACCATTCTCCATTGACCTCCTCTGAATCTAACCATGCTTGCAACAAAGTCCACACCAGCATTTTTTCTCTGTGTTTCCACTTCCCTGGGTTTTACCAAACAAGCTCTGGATTTGTCTTTGTAATCTGCCACCTGTATCACGCAGTTAGGTATGCCATGTATATCTCCAACATCATCTGGTATTCCTGCTGCAAGATTTCTTTTACATTCAAAACCAGTAACTTCTGTTAAAAGTTCTGCTGCTTCTCTTTCGGCTTTGTCTCCTTTTCGTTTTTGTGGATTAGTCATCCTTCAAGTGATCGAATACGTTTTTGTATATCATCAAATGCTACAACATAATCTTTATCTGAGATTTCATTTTGAAACCATTGCCATTCAAGTGATGCAATTTCATTGTTTAGCTTTGTGATCAAATACTTTTTTCTTCGATCAAGTTCCCTGTAAAAACATTTCATCTCATTACTTTCCATTTTCTTCTTAATTTTGAATTTAGTTGTTTTGTTTTTTGTCTTTTAAGACTTAGATAAGTGTCATTAAGTTCATCAATCAAGTGAGTAAAGTCTCCTTGTGATGACATTTCCAATGACCTTTCAAAGGTAACGATAGATGCTTTGATTAGTTCTAAGTCTCTACCTGAGACATCAAGTATATATCTCATTCTTTTTCTCTAACTTGTTGATGTTGAGCTAATCTATATTCAAAATATGTTTCTTTGTTGTGAACTTTGTGAAATATTGGATTTTCCTTTTCTAATTGATTTAATAAAAAAATTAAATCTGCTATGCGTTGTGAAATAGATTTTTTTCTATCTTCTATATGTGTTGTCATTAAAATAATTCCTGTTCTGATTCAAACTTTTCCCATGCTTTCTGCCATGCAGCTTCA